AGTATATTACTGGCATCCGCCGGGGGGGTCTGCTGTGTAACAAGAGCAGCCTCCTTTTCGTACCTTTTTCTCATGGCTTCAAACTGATGTGCATTTACATTTTCATCCCCGTATTTTAGATAAGGTTTGAGGGAAGTTTTAATATTACTCCATTCTAAAATTTCTCTGATACGGTCATGGGCGGTGCGTTCCATGTTTCGCGCAATAAACTGCTTTTTTTCTATTTCAATCTGAGAAAGTTCTATTTCAATCTCGTCGCTTTCCTTAAGTATATCTCTTCTGAGTTTTTTAATTTCCACCATGTTTTTCCGATACTCATAAGAGAGCATGACAAGTTCCTGAAACATGACATTCTGTTCCCGGACTGCCTGCCAGTACTTAGCGTCTGGTGTGGGACGCTTATTGTCCGCGAGTACACTTACTTCCATTTCAGTGCGGGTACGAAAGATTTGCACCGTTTCCCAGGTTTTAAGGAGTTCATCTTTAATTACAGAAAGAGACTCAAAGTCTTTTTTCGTTAATAATTCCGCACCGTTGACAATCTCCAAAGCGCTTTCTATCATTTATTATTCCCCCTCTTTTTATCCATTTTTAACTTTTACCCATTAAGGTAACTTCCCAGATAAATACTATTTTCATACCAGAAAGTGGCAACATCCCGTTTTCCCGCCGCTGTTGATAATGTCCCCGCTGTTCCGCCGCCCAACCAAAAACCATTTGTTCCGTCCATTTGAGTCCATCCGGTAATCGTTGCGGTGCCTGCCGTTCCCTGCCTGATTGCGAAACGATAAACCTGGCCGTCTACCGGATTGGAAAAAGCAACTTTCATCCCTGATAAATTAGCCGTTCCGTAAAAACCGTTCCCCTGTGAAAAATCAAGAGAAAAGGTTCCCGATGTTCCTGATACGGCAATAGAACCCGCGCCTAAGTAATTAGTGCCGGAACTGGTGCCTGAACTACCTGAAGTTCCACTACTGCCGTAAAATGTTCCGTCTACTCCACTGGTTCCTGAAGTACCTGAGGAACCACCAATTCCCGAACTGCCTGATGTTCCTGAACTGCCATTTATACCACTCGTTCCTGAACTACCAGAATTACCACTGGTGCCCGAACTACCACTGGAACCATCAATACCCGACGTGCCGCTGGTACCTGAGCTTCCGTAAAATGTTCCATCTACTCCAGATGTGCCTGACGTTCCTGAACTGCCGGAAGACCCTGAACTTCCATTTATACCACTACTACCGGAAGTTCCATGTGAGCCGGAACTACCTGATGTTCCACTGGAGCCATTTGCCCCGTCTACCCCACTGGTGCCGGAAGACCCGCTGGAACCGGAAGTTCCACTACTACCCAAAAATGTGCCGTCTACCCCTGAGGTGCCTGATGTGCCACTCGAACCGGAGATACCACTCGAACCGGAAGTACCGGAAGAGCCGCTTACACCAGTTCCTGATGAACCGGACGTTCCAGATGAACCATCAATGCCTGAGGTCCCAGAACTACCCGACGTGCCACTCGAACCGCTTACACCAGTTCCTGAGGTTCCAGAACTACCGGAAGAACCATCTATTCCAATCCCGGATGTCCCTGAACTACCCGAAGTTCCTGAAGTTCCCGGACTCCCTGTGCCACTTGTGCCGCTGGAACCGGAAGACCCGGAAACACCATTTGTTCCTGATGTGCCTGAACTGCCCGAAGTGCCATTCCCTGATGTGCCGGAAGAACCATTTGTGCCACTCATTCCTGAACTGCCCGAAGTTCCTGATGAACCGGATGTTCCATTTATTCCATTTATTCCATTTATTCCATTTATTCCTGATGTCCCGGAACTACCCGAACTACCCGAAGTACCTGAAGTACCTGAAGTACCAAAAAATGTTCCATCTACTCCAGACGTCCCGCTGGTGCCGGAACTACCAAAAGAAGAAGTGCCACTGGTGCCGGAAGACCCGGACAATCCTACATTATCCAATATAACGTTAATAATTGTTACACTCATGGCGCAGTCCCCGCAGTTCCCGGAGTTTTTGTAACTCCATATTCAAGGTCAAATCTGCCTTTCATTACTGTTATAAATTCATTGGCAGAACCGGTCGTTACAGAAATATCATAATCATAAACTCCAACGTCCAGATTGATTGTATCGGATGGAACAAGAGAAATCTGAGCGCTGCCGGATGTCCCGGATGTTGTGTCGTCAAATGAAGTAACTATTTTTTGAAGAGACGCTTCAGAGTCTGGAAGGTCATAATTAGTCTTGAGAGTAAATTTTAATACCCAGTTTTTAATATTATAGGGAATACCGGCAGAGTTTTTGAAGGTTACTCCGTAAGTATGCGAATTTCCACGGGTTAAACTTAGACGTTTATATGCCATCACTTTCCACCTTGTTTAATGCAGAAGCCTAGGTACATTAAGCCAGCCAATCCGCTAATAACCAGTGTAATCAAAGTTTTTAGCACTACGTTTTTACACGTTTCACTGTAAATCATCATCGACGCTAACCACTCATGCTGCTTGTAGTGAGTTTCACGGTCAATGTAGAACGACTTTAATTCTTCGTATAATGCTTCCTTAACAGCTTCCTTAATAGCGTCACGTTCCATTTTTACACTTCCCTTAGTTTATTTTCGCGTCAACTGGTTCTTCTACCAATCCTACTGGACAATCAATTCCACATCGAATTTGCTGTTATTTCCTCCGGCGGTACTTCCGGTCTGATTAGCGATTATTTTAATAAAAGGCATTATTTCCGGCTCGAAAGTAAGAATATCTCTTCCGGCGGTTCCGAAGGTGCCAATCGCCACCGCTTTAGATGGAGTAATAAAAGTTCCATCTTCCAACGCGCAGCCGGAATAGGTGAATGATGTGGTGCCGCAGGTAGCAGCCGTGCCATTCATTATATTGGTAGCCAAGGCAAAATTGCCATTATTGGCGATATATCTGAGGTCTATTTTATCTGATACGCAAGATGTTCCAGAATTTAAATTTTGATTTTTAAAGACTGATATGGTTGTAATTTTAGCCACAATATCCTCCTGCGTTGTTTAGGTGCCGCTCACCCTTTTTTGTATCCGGATAAACAGAGGAAAAATATCCAGAGGGGTTAATAATGGGAGGAGAGTTGATTATCCCCCTCCCTTATGGTTCACATTGTTATAATACTCATGCGCCTGAACTTCCACTGGTGCCGGAAGTACCCGATGTCCCCGAACCCGCAGAGATTGCATACCCGGCGGTTCCGGCATAGGAAGCCGTGGTGGCCACCATTCCGATACTGGAAAGAACCTGAGTTGATCCACTTTCAAGATCTTCAATAAGTTTTTTAATTTTTACAATTGCCATTTTGAAAAGTCCTCCTTTATGAGGGGTTAATTTTATACCTAACTGCCGAATTCCCGACTCCTCATTCGTCCCATCATGGGCAATGTTTTCCTCATGCGGTCGGAATAAGCATCGGGAAGCGGGCCGAATTTTGCTGTAAAACTGTCTTCGTACTGTCTGGCCAGGACAAGATTTAAAGCGTCGGAATCCGGTTTGGAAAACGCCAACTTCGCCGCCCAGTCACACAAATCGATATGGTATTTTTCATCTATTTCCGGAGAGGTCTGCATGGTAAAGGAAATTAATGGAAGCCGGGACACAACCAGATAAGCGGTATCGTTGGATGATGGAGCAAAAAGAAAAGTTATGGTATTACCCGGCTCATTGAGAAATGCGTCAGGATACCCGCCACTACCACATGTGCCCACCGTTCCGCTGGTTCCCCACCAGGCGTTGAATTCTTCATCAACCTGAGGATAATGGAGAGGGCCGCGAAGAGGCCAGGTCATAGATTTTAACTGGCATCGTTTAACTTGCAGGATTTTGGAACTGAGTTGATACACTCCCTGATCAGCTATAACAGAAAGAACACACAGAGATTTCTGCCCAGCTGTTGAAGCGGTTGCGGCTGTTCCCGAATCATCAGACGTGGTTGCGTCAATGATCAGATGAGCCCGCCGGCATGCCTGAACTTCACCATAATTGAGAAAACGAAGGAGTTCCGTATCCGGCCATAAATAGGGTATGGACACATCATCCAGCACGCTTTCCCGCATATGAGCAATCAATTCTCTTCCTGTCATGTTTGCTCCGTTGCCGGAACTTCTTCCCTGCCGACATCTTCTTTGATTAGTATATAAGTAATTCTGGGCATATCTCTTCCCTGAGACTTATAACTTCCATCCGGATTCTGAATCTGGATGGTGTCTGTTTTTATTCTTGTATCCAGCATGGTACGAACAGGTCTCGGAATATCTATTTCGACTCCCGGTTTGGCTAAATAAGCAAATCCGTTAAGGGAAATAAAAACACCCTCTGACGGAATGTCGGGAGTCTGGTTAATGATAATACGGTCGCGGATATGGCTGCCCGGGCCGGTAAAATACTTTTCCGGATTTTTCTTCATATCCAACTCCAGTTTTCTAGCCGCAGTTAATTCTTCTGTTTTTTCTTCTCTTGTAAAAGCCATAATAGTCGCCCCTCATTTTTATTGGTTATGGAGGAGAGTTGCCCCTCCTCCTGTTGGTTAATTAGTTAACTTACGATTCCGCCACAAACGGTTCCTGATACGGCATATGTACCAATTGAGTGAAAGTGCATGTGCCCATTGTACCGGCCCCGCCAACACTGAAGTTTACCCCAGCGGCTGCCGGACCCTGCAATAACATGGAAGCCAGAGCCACACAGTTATCGGGAAGGTCGGGAAGTTTACATTCCGCAGCGGCCAACGCCGGAGTTGCGTAATCGTTTTTACTGACAATATTACCCGGGCCGCATACCCTGGCAGTGCCATCCGTCCCACCGTAAAAAAGGAACCTGCAACAGCAGTTGGTTCCCATCGAACCCATACCGGTTTGAATATTGCTTCCGGAATAAGCGCCGGTGCCGAGATTGATGTTACTGGTAGCAACGATGGTGTAGATTGAACCATTGATGGAAGCTAACACGGGATTGCCGGTATACACTCCAGTTGCGGCAGTCCCGGCAGCCACACCCGCACCCGCCGTACCCGCCGTACCACCTGTTCCGGCAACTACTCTATTTACAATACCCTGAATAGTCCGGCGAATAGTATCATCATAGAAAGCCTGCGGCGCTTTTCGTTTGGCATTCTCGGCGCTGATTTTAGGATCGTCAAATTTTGCGTAAGCCATAATATTACTCCTTTAAATTGTGAGTTGAGTTGTCCCGGTCTTCAATTCAGTTACCGTACCCGCCGGGATGTTCAGCACGGTTGGCCTATACAGTCTCAAGCCAACTCTCACTTAAGGCTGTAACGTTGCCATTTTCGACCCTTTCGTTGCACCTTTTTTTATTTCAGTATATACGAAAAGACCTTATATATCAATAACTTACTTTAATTCGTACATGCAACCTCGGCAACCGCCATCCAGGCGTCATTCAAAATAACCGTTGTTTGCATGGTTTTCCAGGAAATTGAACCTCTTTGCGCTAATGGATCAGCAATACTCGGATTAGGGTTGACCACCATGGGAGTAATCGCATATTTACCTTTGAGAGCGATAAACCCGTAAGCGTCTTTGCCGAAATACATTACCGGGTAAACATCACAGTTACCGCCGGTCGCTATCATGGTTGAAGTTGTCGCGCCCGCTCCAGGATAGGGAGTAAAGATTGTGGATTTCAGATAGCGGACATCTTCACAGGAACCAATTTCTGTTTCCCATGGAGAGACTTTTCCGTAATCCGCTACAGAAGTGAATCCCGTAAGTCCGCGTATATCGGATGTAAGGTCGACATGGGTCACACCGGCATAAGCCGGGAGGATGGATTCGGTATTGAACGACGGAGTGGATTTGACAATACTGGTTACAAATCCGGCTTCCTGACGTTCCAGTGCGCGGACAATCCGACGCTGGTCGGCGCGTGAAATGGCCGCTGCGACTAAAGTACGGGAAACAACTGAATTAGCATAGAAAACGTTGCTGCACGCCTTGAGCACATTATAACGTAATGTTTCAACTGTCTTGGCCGCCTGTTCACCGATAACGGCAATTCCTTCCTGCATAACCGGGTCTTCATGGGTATCCTGAACAACATCAGTAATACCGATTAAGCCGCCGTACTGACTTAAGGTTGCGGTTATATCTGTTGCGGTCATTTTATCGGCCACAGGAGTTACGCCTTCAGTCAATGCCGTTGTGCGAAGTCCCAGACTGTTATAACGCCTGAACTTCATAGACTGCGTTTTGTTTGCAGGTAAACTTTTAGCTTGCATCATTGTTACAAGGTTTCCCTTGGTTTATTATTTCTAACAAACTCCCGGTATTACTACTGGGTCCAGACTATCTTTTGACTCACTATATTGATTGCGAGTCGTCCCAATTATTGAACGATGAGAATTATAACATTTGCGACAAAATCTTCCACGGCGATCATCATTACGCAAGGTAAACGCTTTAATAATTTTCTCTCCGCATATTTCGCATTTGCATTCCATCGGATCGCCAAATTCTCTTAATGTTTTTCCATCATCCTTAATTTTATATTCCATTGTAGGATGAATAAATTCTCGTATAATATCAAAGAATTTTTCCCTGTCTTTTCGGCGAAGTCTCAACATTAAATATTTTGCATTAAGATGATTCGAGCGAAATTCAAGATGGAATTTATCGGCAAGAACTTTTGTCATTATTAAATGCTCTGCCACATTAAAACAATTTGTTTCCAACATCGGAGTTAAATAATCTTCATGATTTTTAAGATGTCCATCGTCTTGATACCAGATTGCCAAACCCAAAGGAGTGAGTTGTTCCATCAAAAAAGAATCTATCGTTTTTCTTCCTTGATGATAAAATCGTTTCCATAAATGAGTGTAAACAGGATGAGCCTTTGTTAAAACTCTCACTTTTGGATATTCTTTCCCTTTGCATTTACTAATTCCATCTTTGATCGTAACGGTGGTGAGATTTTTAAGTATATCAGCCTTCCATAGAGCATACTCTTTTTGTTTCATGCAATGAGCATAATCTATATGCGAGTTAGTATTCCCTGTAGCACAATGCGATAAACTTCCATCTCCTAAAATCATTCCTATTACTGCTCCTCTAAATTCATCGTCGTTCATAGTCGTTACACCTTCCATTACGGATTGGCTCGGGATTGTCCTATTATAGGATGTTCCCCGAATTTAAGGACTTTTAATTCGGCCAAACTATCGTCCACCGAATTTTTCCAGCACCAGATACGGCATGGCTCTTTTTAACAAATCCACCGCAACAAATGCGGCAGTTCTAGGAGTTATGTCTCCGTAAGTAGTTAAATTCATTTAATTTTCTCCTTATTTACTTATCGCCTCATCAAACGCTCCATCGAAATCATCAGATGGTTTAAGGTTTGGATTTATTGCGCCGCGTTTACTTTGCGGAGGAGTCAAGGCGGCCTTCCGGTCTTTTTTGGCCCTGTCCATTCCCACAACATTATTCTGAGGCGGATTACTGGTTACCGGGATATTACTTTCTTTATAGAAGTCGTCCAAAAGAGAAATAACTTCCCCGGCTGCTCCCGACTGGCAAACTTCCAGCATTCCCTTTTGGAGATATGCCGGTTTACTTTGAATCCATTCGATGATTTTACCATTTTCATGGTAGGTCTTATAATCAGGATAAGCCGTTTCGATTGTATTGAAGTGGTTGCTGACCGCATCCTCTTCCCGTTCCCTGGTTGTCTTTTCGACAAACTCTGCGGTCGGTTTCAACTGACTCTGGAATTCATTTTTTACTTCTTTGAGTTGTTTCTGGAATCCTTCGTTCAGTATACCGTAAATTGATTCGATTGCTTTACCGAGTCTTAAACTTTCCACTCTGGAAACTAATCCGAATTCTTCATCATACTCTTTTAACATGGCCTTTTCTTCATCATTAAGATTAAGATTTTTTAAAAGAGTTTCGACATCCAGTCCGGTTTCCACTTTTTTATTTTTATCATCAACAGGAGGAGAAGGCGGTGGAGTCTTTAACTTCTCTATCTCTGTTAAAAGTTCTGATTCGCGGGTTTGAAACTGCTGTTCTTTAGACTTGATTATCCCGTTGAGACTTTTCCATTTTTGTTCGTAATCTTCCAAAGGAGGCGGTTCAGCGGGTGTACCGGATTTTTTATCATCAACGGGAGATGGTTCATCACCTTTTGCATGAGATGGTTCCGGTTTGGTTTTACTTAAATCACCGGTATCGGGCAGACCGGAAGCAGGAACACTATCTTCACTTTTTACTTCTGCTTCATTAAATGCTTCGTCAAATACTTCGTTTTGTTCATCCTGTTGTGACAGGATTTCTGCGGCAGTGTTTTCGTCCGGTTTTTTCTTCATAATTTTTCCCCTCATTTTTAATAAAAAAAGGTCAACAGAAAGGAAATTTAATTCCTGAATGTTGACCTTTAGTCTCGTTTATTAATTGAGATTTAAGCTTTCGCTATCTTGCCCTGCATAATTCTTTTCGCTCCCTCCAACAGTTTACAGAGTTCAATAGCTTCCTGTTTTGACATCTTTACTTCATCATTATCTTTTCCTTCTTTTCCTTCTTTTCCTTCTTCTGGTTGATGATTAAAAGTTGTTAAATCACGCTTCAAATCTTTTTCACAATGTTTCCGATTACCATATATCATAAAATTAATTCCGTTGTCAATAATTTTTCACACAGGTCTTTGCGGGTTGCCTCGCGTGATGACATCTTTTAATTCCCTGAATGCCGCAATTTTCCCCTGGTTGTGTTTAAGTTCAGATTCTTGAGCGACATCGTTTTGAATTCTGGTTAATTCAATGTATAAATCCAACAGGGCAATAACCGCATCCATTGGAGGGGTATGGTTGAACCCGTTGACTGCTGAAACTAACTCGCCTTTTTTACGCATTTTCTCCTGCATTACTTCCCTCCTTCTTTAACCTTTTTCTGCTTTTTTGCTATTTTTGCTGATTCTTCCTTTGCTTTTATTTCAGCATCTGTCTTTTTATTTTTTAAAGTAATATCATGCACAGTTTTAGTGGTATCGAGAATTTTCTTTACATTATGGTCTTCATCTGCATGCGACAATTCCATTGCATGGCTCTCCTCATCCCTGCGGATTTTAGCTTCTTTAGCCATTCTTTCCGTTTGAGATAAAGCAACGGCTTCATCTGCCAACCTTGGGTCTTCACTTTCGGTTTGTTCAGGTGGAACTGAGGCATCCTTATTGGCTTCTATATTAATTTTTTTACTTTTAGTAAGATTTGTCATGGCCTGAGCCTTATTTTTCGCTATTTCAGACTTCAACATTTCTTTTTCCAACACGGCCATCTCCGAATTTTGCTGTTCGTCACGGAGTTTCTGCGCTTCTTCCTCTGTTTTGAGATTGATATTGATATCATGGACTTTCAGACGTTCGTTCAGAAGTTCACGGCGGGGAATGTAGACCAAATCTTCAGGTCCAAGTGTTGCCATGAACTGATTGATGGCCTGCATACGGATTTCTTTCATAATAAGGGAAGACACCCCACGGGCTTTTACACTATAATCACCTTTTATATCAGGTCTGGGATTAAATTCCATATTCCATGCGTAGAGATCCTGGATAATATGTTCTGTAAACATATCGAAGTTCTTTACAATGTCTTTAATACTTATGGTTATGGTTGCCATTCTGCCGGAAGCAGCCTGCGCAGTTTCATTATTAACCATTTGACCGGCCAGCCAGGTAGGGAGTGTGGTTTCGATATCGGCAAATTCCATGAAGAATTTGGAAACTCCAATAAGTTCATCAATGTGGGATTCAAAACTCAGATTGCGGATAGCCGGGTATTGAGCTTCAATTCCACGGCCTTCACGATACCATATTTTACGGGGATAGAAGGATGACATATCTTGTCCGGGAGTGAGTAGTGACCAATTAATTTCTAATTGCGGGCCCGAAATTACAGCGGAATTATCAAGAACCATACGGGCCGCAGACGCAACGGCAATCTGGCTATGACGCATGACACGAGCAAGACCTTCACCGTACAAACTTGTTTCATCCTTTTCGTAATAGAACAGTTTATAGCGATTGAGAGCGCCTTCAAAAAGAGTAGCCTTGATAATTGTTTTCCCTATTACCCAGACATTTGCCGCATATTCCAGAGTCGGGTCTGATATATTGACTCCACATGCCTCAAGATCAGAACCGTCAATATATCCCCAAAATTCAAGAACTTCATATTTTTTGCCAATTTGACGGTTGGTCGCCCTGCTGGTTTCGCCGGTTGCAGTATAAGCGGTTGTTGTAGCAGTACTTTTGGCTCCGGCTTCCATTTCTATGGTTTGAAGCTGGATTTCCCAATTCTTTGCAGTATAGTTGCCATTTGGATGTTCGGTAAGGAATTTTGTTATAATGTCACCGTAATAATCTTCACGGTCAATGAGTTCACGAATATCATGTTTGGACATGATATGGCGTTCAAAACTTCCCTCTATCATGGACATTTCAGTAACCGTCATATCAGGATACCAGTCCCAGATACGAATGGCTTCAAAATAAGGAACATCTTCTGTTTCTCTGGCTTCCTGATAATCACCGTCAGGATTTGGTTCCCATTTATGCCGGGTATGTTTATTAATCATAGGACCTTTCATAATACCGGTTCCATACAATAATCCTGATTTTAATACTTTTTTTGTTTCTTCCGGGTAATCCATTTCAAGAAGTTGGTCATCGATTACTTTGGACATAGATTCGCAGGTGGCATCGGAAAAAGCTTTTATGGCCATCCGGACATCCTCGATAGACAGAGGCTGGATTTCCGGTTGTTGGCCAAGCATAGAACCAGGCATAGAACCGGGCACAAAACCAGACTGATTCTGTTGCATAGCTATTTGTGTTTCCATCATTCTCTGTTGAAGTAAACCTTGAATTATTTTCTCTATTATTTCCGGAGATATCTTTGGTTCCGGGGTCGGCTTGATTTCAAAATTCTTGTCATTCTCCGGGAACAGCATTTCATGGAGCCGGGAAAGAACGATATTGACTTTGGAACGAGTCAGCTTTGGATAGACCTTAGAAGCATTCGCTGATATTTTTACATCCGGGTCATATAGTCCTTTGTATGCGCGAAGGTCTTCCAGCCATTGTTGCTCCTTGGCGTACCGGAACCCTTCATTGGCGGCGAACTGGTTATAAAGGCGCGCGCCGAATGATACCATTATTTCTGAATTACGTTTTGATTCCTGAAACTCTGATTTTATTTCATCCATAAAAATTTTCCCCTGAGTTTTATTTCCCTCGCGCTGACTTTAGTATCCCCCGATTGAATTCACTGGTTGATAATTTGTTAAATTTACTTTTGAACTTAAATCTTTCCAGCGTTTATCATGAATATCACGTTCGGCAATAAACATGCAAAGATATTCAAGAGCATCGCAATTACAAGACAAGATACCATTCGCGTAAAAAACATGATCAATGTCTACGGTAATATTATATACATCTTTTAGTTCTGGAAGTTGAGATATTTGCACAATCCTTGGCACAGGTTTTGATTTTAGAATATTTATTCGCTGTAAAGTTTTTACCACAAATAACACACGTTCTTTGAACGTTGTCTTTTCCACTGTAGTATCTATATCTGTTTTGGCAGTTTGCATTACAGAATTTCTTTCTTGACGGGAATGAAGCTTCAATATTTTTCCCGCAATACAGGCAACATGTGATATAAATTTTTCTGTCAACCCATGTTTCTTTTCCGTGTTTACTATGCCACTTGATTCCTTCAGGAGACCCATGCCAGGATTTCGCTGCTTCCCGCGCCAATTCGAGACTTTTTTTAAAATCCCAGGTTCCGTTTTTAATTCTTTCAAACAGGTGGAATCTGGAATGTTCGGAACCATGGATGGCCTCAAGATTGGAAATATCATTATTAAATACATTTCCATCAATATGGTGGATATCATATCCTTCAGGAACTTTACATTTATTATGACTTTCCCAAATAGCTCTGTGAAGATTGCACGTTGTCTTTCCCCAGTTTTCGACTCTGTAGTAATTACCTGACGAAAGCCGGTATTTCTTTTCTTCAAATTCAATAAACTTTGGATACTCCATTGTAATGTCCTCCATGAATTATAATCTTGCAGGACATCACTATATCGCAAAGCATTACTCTTTGCAATACTTTTGTTTGATTTTATAAATTCATGATCTTCAGTGCATTCAATTTTCCTTTCATCTGAAAAAGTTATCTCAATAACTTTAGTTTTTTTGTGTGTCAATCCTGCTGCAATTACTTTCCGGTTTCCAAAGGGTGTAACAACAAAATCCCC